TTCTGTCCAGCTACTGTGTGAAGCCATAGTGTTGCCAGCCGCAGGGCTGTTGGACGCGCCTGAGCCATACAAGCCAATGTACCAAGTGGCGGTGTAGGCACTGCCAAGGAAGTACTTGTTGTTCATGTCTTGCAGGCCAACGTTGACTACCAGATTGGGACATTTGGCTTCCCACTTTAGGTTGCCATCTTTGTCAAAGCACTGCATGGTGTAAACACCCTTAGCAGTAGCTGACTCGCCTGATTGCAGAGTCTTTGTAATTGCACTACCGATAGTGTCGGCGGCTTGGGATTTTTCTATGCTTGACATTTCTTACTCCTTAAACAAGTCGAATGAGTGCGGATGTGCTTGTGTTTGCAGGCATTGCCACAACGAATGTATTTGTTGATGTTTTGTTGTTGCCAAAGTCTAAAACGCAGACTGCGCCGTTGCCCCCAGCTTTGTATATCAACGCACCTCTTGCAGTGATCTGACCTGTCCATGATGGAGAAGTGAAAGTCACATACGTAACGCTGCCAGCCGCTGTTGTTTGAGACGTGACCGTAGTTGTCACGATCTGACCGCCCGCCACATAGTTACCACCAGACGCTTCTCCTGTCGTGGTGTAGGCCGTGGTGGTTTGATCCAGCGTTGCATCGTTGGTGTACAGAGCCAATCGGAACGTATCCGAGGTCAAGTTGATTGACCCGTTTGCCAACCCTGCCCGCAACGTATTGCAAGAGAAGTTTCCTGTGAAAGCCATCAGGTCACCGCCTGTCTAAACTGTCCTGACCTGTAAGCGTCTTGACGCTCCATGCCATCGCCCAGACGTTTCGCCAACGCAAGTGCTTCTTTGAACTTGGTGTCGTACAACGAGATGATGTCTTGCTCACCCTTCATAAAGGTGTACGCCTCTACCAGAGAGCCGTAGAGCAAAACAGAATCAAAGTTGTCACCCAACCATGTTGTGGTTGCTGTGGTGATCGACTGTGGGTAGTAGTAGTAATGCAACTCTACAGAATACGCAGCATCTGGTGTTGGGCCAAGAATGAAGCTCAGTTCATTAGTCACAACGGGGTTTGCATCATTTGTTGTGGTTGGGCCAAACAAAGCATAGTATTTTGGAATCGCTGTGTCTGTTGGTTTTGGGTACGCCTGACGGATAAAGTTCACGTCCTTATTCAGCAAGTATTCGTAGTTACCAAGCGCATCAATAACCGCTATTGAATAAACGGCAAGGAAGTCACTTGGGCATGACAAATACTTGTTGTTGATTGTGGATGTACCCGTCACATTCTTGCGAATGGACGGAAACTGAATCATGTTGTAAATGCGTTGTTCAGCCTGCTCGATGAACCGATTTATCTGGGCCGTTGAAGACTCAGTCGATCCATCAGCAAGATATACAGCGGGGAACTGATTCTCAGTATAGCTTTGTATGCTTGTAACTAGTTGTTGGTAGTTCAATTTGCTACCTCCAAAATTGTAAATTTATCTTTTATTTTTGATCCATTGCGAAGTGCGTATCGTACACCTGTGTGACTTACATTTAAATATTTTGCTGCGTGTGAAACAGATAAAAAAGAACAATTTATTTCTGGGCAAAATACATGTTTTGCCCGTGCTGCGCTTCCAATTGCCGCGACACACTTTCCTCTCTGTGTGGCTTCTGGGCTGTTTGAAAGTTGTTTAAGTTTTTCTATTTGGGTTGCCCGCCAGTCAGTATTTGCCCACTGCCGCTTCAAACGCTCTGATCGCGCCTTGCACGTTTCTACTGATGTAACAACTCCGCGATGGCCTGCGCCTCCTTTGGTAATGTTGTACACAGGAGAAAGTTCTTCTATAAATTTAATTTCAGCCGCGTTCAGTGTTGCCGCATCAAAAGCAGAAAAAACCTCTACAAACTTAAAAGATTCTTTTCCATGCTCAATAATGGCTTTTGTAAGTTTGTATTTTTGCGTGGCTTGGGAATTGGCAGTATTTATGTGCGTCTTCCATCTACGCGCCGCTTTTTGGCGTGTTTGCCCAACATACTGTTCACCAGTAACAGTATTTGTAACAACGTATATGGAGCCGTATCGTGTCACGCCATTGGCCCCCGCGACATCAAGCCTTTGGTAGCCGCACCTGTGCCACGCATTTTGATGCCAGTTGTCTTGGTAGGCGGGTAGTCTTGACTGCGCGTGTTTGCAACAGACACAACTTGTTTGCGCATGGTTTCTTTTGCTGGCTCTTCACCAACAACAACGCTTGGAACTTTTTTGGGTTGTTTGTACTCAGCCATTTTATTTACCCCGTCCGGCACTGCGTTGGTTCATCACCTTCGCCATGTTGCGACCATACTTAAGCATGTCGCTGTTGGTTTTACCACCGGCACGCATTTTTTTAGCCGCAGCATCTGGATGCGCGGATTTCATGCCTTTAGCCATGTGTGCTTTAAGTTCTTTCTTTGTGTCCATGTTTAAACTCCTAAGTTACGCTTACCGTGACTGTACCAAGTTCCACTGCCAAAACCAAATAGTTTGGCGTTAAGTCAGTGTCAAAAAATGAAGCCCCACCCACTGGATTCCAGCCCCATTGGAAGATTCGACTGCCGCCTTCGACTGTACCTGCTCCATTTGGCCCATTCCCAGTGGGAACAAGCTGCAAGCCGTTTGTGCCTGACAAGATGTAACTCCGGTCTGGCCTTGGGTTTCTCAAAGCTTGTGGGTCATCAACCGGCCACATGCCCAACTGCAACTGTGGGTGGTCGGGGTCCCAGCACTCAGGACAAACCAGCAGATCGTACTTCTTTGTCTTGATGATCTCAGTCTTCAAAACCTTCAGTTGGAATCGTTGACCACAACGGTCGCATTCCGCGATTGCGCGTTTGCCTGAAGCAAAACGATTACCCATTAAACCATTCTCCCCTTGGTCTTACCACGAGAAGCAATGCCATCGGCACGGCGGGAAGCGGTCAGGCCACCTTTTTTAAAGGTAGTGTCAGACCCAAATTTACGTTTTTGTGAGGGTGACAGTTCTGCTCGTTCTTTGTCTGTCATTTCAAACAAATTAGGCTGTTTCCTAAAGTTTTTTCTTCCCTGTAACTCAGCAAAATTCTTATCTGCCTGTTCACGCCTACTAAGTTGTCCGGGTGTCATCGCTGCTTTTTGCGCATCTGTCATTTCAGACAAACTTTTTGGGATTGTGTTCATGTAATTTATTAAATTTTCTCTTTCTGCTTTGAATCTAGCAGCACGTTCTTCTTTGATTTCTTTAGGTATTTTTGGGCCTTTTAAAGACCCCCAATCAAAATTAGGGTCACTTCTTTTGGCCCAACGCTCCGCCACGGTCATCCGTCCACTGCCCGCGCCACCAGCGCCCGTACCGCTACCTTCAAGCGTTTGTTCTTCACCGGGTTTTTTTGGTATACCTTTAGGCATGGTTATCTCCCAATATAAGTTTGACGTGGAACAAGCCGCAATGCGGCTTTCTCATGATCTTCGTACGCTGCCAGTTCCCAAGCTTCGTCGTACTGTTGTTTCAGGAAACCAAGACGCTCCACGCCGGTGGGGATCTTTCCGGCGATGTAATACGACAGGCCAGCGGCCATACAAGGAATGAAGCGGAACGGCACGTCCATGATGTTGACACCGCCGCCTGCGTCTTGGGTGCGACGTAGACGCCAATACACCAACTGATATTGCTGGGCATTGTCTGGCGTAGGCCAAACGGTGACTGCTGGGACTTGCTGCCAATAAACGGTAGCCGCAGCGGTATGTGCCGCTGCAATCGTGTTTTGTTGCCCACGAAAACAGTTATACAAAGTCCCCGTGACAGCGTTTGTATTCTGGGTTATATAACTGTAGTTGATGATCTCGTTGTCAATCTTTATAAACCCAGATGCGGGTAAACCCGTAACATCACTTAGCACGATTTCAGTGGATGTACTTGTGATTGTTGTGGTCAGCGTAGAAGAGATAGGGCTAGTCTGCCCATTGAACCGCTGAATCCAAATCTGGATGGGTCTGGCTTGAGTGATCTTGTTGGGGATCGTAGCGTAGGTGGAAACGCTAATACGTGTGATGGTCAGGTCGGCCTGAGTTGAAGCTATATTCCCGCCTGTACGGATGACATGCTCCAACAGGTCAATGGTGTCGTCAGGCAGCGGGTAGGTGTTTTGGCCCTGCACCAAATCAATAATCCCAGTCTCAATTGTCCACAGGTTGATGCCACGGTTGGCCCAATCAGCAAACATAATGTTCAAACTACGTCTGGCTGTTCGCAGGTCATAGCCAGTGCGAAGCTCGCTACCAGCGCGTTCAAACGCCTCCTCGACCAACTCGGTGAGGTCTAGGTTAAAGCTGACTGCGCCAGAAGTGTTTGCCATTATCTAAACCCTGCCGTTTTCTTTGCTACTTTGGGTGGTTGCTTTACGAATTGCTTCCCTTTAGCTTTGCCAGCACGTTTTGCACGTGTTGTCGCAGCGTACTCAGCAGGGCTGAGGCTTTTGATTGCAGCTTCAGGAAGGTATCTTTCACCTGTGTCAGAAGATTTTTTACCACTTTTGGTTCTCCATTTTTGGTCACCCCAGTTCTTAAGGGAAGTCTGCGGTGCTTTCAATCTCGGTAACCCCCGCCAGCAGCCTTGTACTTCTTGGCCACCAACTGCGCTTTCCTCGCGCTCCACTGACCTGCGCCAGTACCATGTGTTGCTGCTGATTTGACCTGAGCCACGATTCGCTTACGCAGGCTAGGCTTGGTGTAGTTGCCAGCGGCGTTGACCTTACCGCCCTCTGCATACATGTCTACGTCTTGCGGTTTGTCTTTGCGGCGGACAGTCTTCTTCCCCGGCATCTTGGACGGGTTAATGTCCCCCATGCCGCGAGAAGCCATCATCAGATTATCTTCCCGCGAGTCTTGCCTTTGACAGCGCAACCATCAGCACGACTGGAAGCTGAACCGCCTTTGGCCATGTTTTTAATTTTGTACGCTGCTTCAGTCTTCTTCTGCGTATTGGTTTCTTCCTTCTGAGCGTCCATTTTTTTGATGTCTTCAGAAGTCATAGAGTCCTCATACGTAGTACCGGGACGGCGCGGTTTGTACGCATCCATCGTTCCTGCTTTGGTGCTGGTTGCCATGACTTACTCCTTAGCAGGCTTTGCCGCCAGATTTCATGGTGACCATTTTGCCTTTGGTTTTACCTTGAACCTCAATGCCACCACCCTTAGCCATTTTCATGCCATCTTTAGCGGTGTCCATGCCTTTTTTCATCACGGGTTTGCCCATCTTAGAAGGCATCTCTGATTTGGCTCCAGCTTTTTTCTTAGCTATCATTGCCATAAAACCGGGGTTCATTTTTGTTGCCATAGTGTTTCCACCTTCCTTGTAAAGTTCTGTTTTGCCCTGAAGAGTTTTGGGCTTGTTCACCTTTTGCAAATCAGGCCGCGTACGCGACCCACCTTTAAACTCAATACCTTTGCTTGCTGCACTAAATTCTTTTGCCACCTTCTGCGGGATACCCGCCTGCTTTGCAAATGCTGGATTGTGCGCCGCAGCATCCATGAATTTTTTTTGCTTTTTACTTGTTGCTGGCATCGTCGTCTTTCTTGCGGCCCACAAGTTTCTGCACAGTATCTGTTTCGTAAATACGCAAAGCGAGCCAAACGATGGTCAAAACACCACCAATAAGAGTCACGACTGGAGTCAGCCAACCCATGAAACCGCCAAGTCCAACAACCACAGCCGCGCCATCAGTCATTGTTTTTACGTCGTTGTTCATACAAACCTACCTCTCGTTTTACCTTGGGTGGCGCAACCATCTGCTTCGCTAACGTATCCACCATCTGCGCAGTTCCACGCACGAAGACTCTTGTTAATCCTCGAATCCGGATCGCTTGCGGTCTTGGCGCTCGTGAGCTTCGCTTTCATGCCTTTCATTCGGGCGCAGAAAGAGTCGCGGCGACTGCCGCCCTTTGGCTGGGGCGCTTTCAACCCGGGTTTCCCCGGATTTGCTGCGTTGTAGGAAGCTCGTCCTTTGGCGTTCAAGCCGCCTTTGGGATTCTTCCCCTCTGCCCGTTGCCATGCGGGTGACTTAGCCATAGTAAATCTGCGCCCCGTCAATGCCGCTCATGTAGGCATAAATTCCATTTTTTGCCACTACGCCTTCGCCGGGAATAAGCGGAGCATTTTGAAACTCGTCCGATGAGTGCGTTTCGTAGGTCATCAGCCAACGATTTGCGCCACTGACATAAACCGCTGCTGGAGAGCCTGTGATAGTCCCAGTATTGATGTCTGTGATCGTAAACGCATCTGCGGTTGTTACGGTAATGGGGTAATTTCCGTCAGTAGCAGCGCCACCTGAGCCACTTACAAAATGTATACCAACAACAGTGCCGGTTGTTAACCCATGCGCAGTTTTTGCAATTGTCACGGTCGTGCCGCTGCGCCCATAAGTTACGCTTGAAGTTACTGGGGCTACGGTTGTATCAAACAACACAAAAGTACCGCCACCACCATAAAAAGAAACGCCCTTTACACGGTTGCGTCCAAGCACAAAAAAACCGCTTTGGTTTAAATGCCCTTGTTTTACGTCATATTGCATCGTCATAATCAATCTCCTGATTTAACAGGGGCCGAAGCCCCGTTGGGTTGATTAGGAATTTGCAAACGGTGTGGCAACAGTACCAGAACCAAGCAAAACACCTGTGACATAGTACTTCAAAGAGGCCAAAACAGTCACGGTAATCCAAGAACCTGCTGCTCCACCAGTAGTAGTGCCGTCCAAATTAATGACATCGTTTGCTGCTGCGGGAGCATAACCAGTGGTTGCACCAGAAGCATCAGTTGCTACCAATAACAGCGAGCCAACAAATTTGTCTGTGCCATCAGTTTTGATAGCCACGGCAGTTGCGGCGGTTTCTACAAAAAATGTGTAGGTTGTGCCAACATTGTTCAGAGTATTGGGGTCTTCGCCGGGGCCGCTAGAAGTAGGGTTTGCCGTTGCGTTGATGGTTGGCAGGGTAATAATTAAAGTCGCATCGTTGGTGCGAATTACCTTACCTGCGTATGTGGCAACATCAAGCGTAACGGTGTTTGTGCCGTTGGCAAGATTAACAACTGTATTTGGGCCTTGGGAATAGAAGCCAGCCATTGAACGGACTGGGCCTTGAAACGTAGTGCGTGCCATGTTTTTTCCTTACATGCAAGTGGAGGTGTATCAATCTGCATGTCGTCAGCCGGGACTGTTTGATACACCGGATAACCCCGGAATGGTTGCAATATACACCAAAAGAAAAAGGGGCACAAGGCCCCTTTTCCGGTTTATCAGGCAGTGCCTGAAGAACCAAACATACCCAGAGGGTCAGACCAGCCGAAGCTGTAACGCTCACGGGCCTTGTAACGCACGTTGCCGGTATCAAAATCACCGTCCATT